GTGGTGGAGGTGGCCGGAATCGAACCGGCGTCCAAGTTCAGCTTTTGTTCAGCGTCATCGTTATTAGTTTAGATCAGGTACGTGTAAAACAATTTCTAGTGACCAAATTAGTATGTATATAATAGCCATACACAACAACCAAATAGCCAAGTTTTTACCGTCACGCATCCTAATCCTTTATTTAATAGCCACACTCTTTGCAATTGGGTTTACAGTCTTTGCAGTTGCACGGATCGCATTTACAGTTTGGATTATTACACATAATTTTCTCCTTGTCAAGTATTTATTTGCCCTGTCCACGATATCTTTTCCATGCCCTTCGAATTCCTTTATTCTTAGGACGGCTATATCCGCTGTTTCCTATCGATGTTCTTTTCCTAAATTTTTTCATATTTTCCTTTATGCTGCATACGATGTCCCTGAACCAGACGTTATCGTTGCTACATATGGTCCGGCAACAGCATCACCAATTCTTGCAATAGGGATACCGTCTGCGTAGGATGTACCAGATCCTGATACTATGGTGCTTACATGCCCACAACCTGGTAAAACTGAATCACCTATTCTTGCAACTGGAATTCCATCTGCATGAGTTGTTCCTGATCCTGAAATTATCACTCCTGATCCTACAAAAGGTTTTTTTGGATGCCCTAAAGGACAAGTTCCAAATGTCGAGTCACCTATTCTTGCTATAGCTGCCATTCTTACATCGCATTCTTTTTATCTTGGATTTCTTTTCTGCGATCTTTGGTTAATTTACCAAGATCGCCGAGGGCTTTCCTTGCTCTTGCGGCAGCAGCTTTTACACCTTTATCATCAAATGTAGCAGCTTCTGCCATATATGCTGTATATGCGTGTATAATTTGTTCGTGTAAAGTCATTTTATACTCCTAGTGTTATTCCTGTAGTTGATTGTAAATAATGATCTGCTACTTCTTTTATACTTTTTGCAGTAATCATAATTTGATTTTTGTTCACCACTAAATCAGCTTCTGGATTTACAGTCAGCATAAAAGGTAGCATTGCTAAACCTTTTTCAGACATTATTGCTGATAGTGGTTGTTTTAATTTTATTGTTTTGTCATTATCATCTAATAATTTTCCGACTATTTCTTCTCCAGATGAAAGTCGAACTGACACAACATCGCCTGTTGCATACGGTGCTTCTATTAACATTTTTTCCTTAATGCATAATGTTTTTATAATTCATAGTTTCTACGTAGGTGATCATTTGATCACATCCTCCTACATTTTTACCATCAATGGTAATTTGTGGAAAAGTTTTTGCTCCTGGAAACCATTCAAAAATTTCTTCTCTTGTAAAATCTTTGTCTAGTTGTTTGTACGTGTAATCTAAATTTCTAGTTTCACAAAAAGCTTTTGCTTGATGACATTTAGGACAAGAACTTTTTCCATAAATTTCAATCATAATGAAAATCCTTTTAATAAATCTTTGTTGACATCTTGTTTAATACCACCGATTATATATGATTCTACTTCTGTCTCCTGAGGAGCTACTTGTAAGCCTGAACTGCTCAACCAATGTGTAGTCCATGGTAGAGGGTTAGTATTTACTGGTTGTTCAAATATAGTTTCAAACCCAAGTGCTTTTAACCGCCTGTTTGCAATATATTCTACGTATTGGTCTAATAGCGTTTTATTTAGTCCAATCATCGATCCATCCTTAAATAAATATTCCGCCCATGCTTTTTCTTCGTTTACGCATTCTCGCCAAATATCATATACTTCTTCTTCGCATTCTTTTGCTGCCTGTTGCATAGCAGGATCATCTTTGCCTTGCATCCATAGTTTTAAAATATGTGTGCTAATTGCTAAATGCTGTGCTTCGTCACGTGCAATTAACGAGATAATTTTTGCAGATCCTTCCATTAATTTTAATTCACCAAATCCAAACGTACATGCAAATGAAACATAAAATCTTAGGCCCTCAAGGATATTTACAGTCATCATTGCAAGGAAAAGTTTTTTGTTGAGGATTTTTTTATCAATTGACCGATCGTGTGTATATTGTTGTGCAAGTTTCATAAATTCATCGTAGTACTTTGTTACACTGTTTGCACGATTAATAATCATTTCATCGTCTAGTATTGTATCAAATACTTCCTCTGGATTTGCATACACATTTTTCATAATATGTGTATAAGATCGACTGTGAATTGTTTCGAAGAAATCCCATGTAACAATGCATCCTTCTAATTCAGGCAGTGATACATATGGAAGGAAAGCTAGGCAAGGACCTCTACCCTGTACGCTATCAAGTAGGGTTTGATATTTTAAATTAGCAGTAAAAATGTGTTTTTGCTCAGGTCGGAAATTTTGATAATCTGCACGATCTTTTTGCAGACTCACTTCCTCAGGACGCCAAAAATAACCCAACATCGTCTGATTTAATTTATCAAACTGCGGAAATTTAAAAGTGTCATATCTCTGCACATTTTGGTCAGCACCAAAAAACATATGTTGCTTACTAAAATCGATCTTATCTCTATTAAAAACAGTTTTCATTTTTTTCCTTTCAAATTGCACATGCTTCACACTCCTCGTCGGGTATTTCTAACTTTGGAGCATTTAGTTGTTCTTCTTCTTTCTCTTCGACATCATTTGGATCAATTTTAAAATCATATGTATTCTGATAATAACTTGTCTTCCATCCGAGCTTGTAGGTTGTGATTAAATCTTTGATCATTATGCTCATTGGTACTTCGTTATTGGGATAGTGTGTAGGATTGTAACTCCAATTACCACTGATTGCCTGATCAAAGAATTTTTGCATCACTGCTACGATATTTATATAACCTTGGTTGTCTGGCATGTCCCATAATAATGTGTAATATGCTTTTAAACTTTGATATTGTGGAACAATTTGTTTTAGGGGCCCTTTTTTACTTTTCTTCACCGATAAAAAGCCTCTAGGCGGTTCTATACCATTAGTTGCATTAGATACTACTGAACTACTTTCGCTTGGCATTTGTGCTGAAAGTGTGCTGTGTCGTAATCCCCATATTTCTATTTGTTTACGTAAATCGTCCCAGTCCATTTTTAAATCATTTGCAACAATTTCATCTACATCTCTTTTGTACGTATCAATAGGCAATATACCTTTTGAATATTTTGTTTTCCTATAATAATCACACACGCCTTTTTCTTGTGCAATTCTGTTACTTGCTTTTAGAAGGTAATATTGAAATGCTTCTGTTAATTGATGAACTATCTCACTGGCTGCAAGATCATTGTATGCCACTTTATTTTTTGCGAGGTAATGAGCCAACCCGATATAACCTATGCCAAGTGATCGTCTGGCTTTTGTACCAATTTCAGCGGCAATCACAGGATATTTTTGATAGTCAATAACTTCGTCAAGAGCACGAACTGATAAGTCACACAATTCTTCCAAGTCATCTAATTCTCGGATTATCCCAACATTGATTGCACTTAGGATACAAAGTGCTATTTCCCCCTCACGGTCGTCAATGTGTTGCAACGGAGTAGTAGGGAGTGTAATTTCTTGGCAAAGATTAGACATATATACAGTGTCAGTGAAACTGCTATGATTGTTGCAATGATCTACATTCATTATATATATTCTTCCAGTTTCTGCTCTTTCTTTTATAAGAGCGCTGAATAATTCCATTGCATCAACTTTTTTCTTTTTGATGCTTGTGGCTCTTTCATACTTTTCGTATAAAATAGAAAATTTGTCAGCGTCACTAAAATATGCATCATAAAGATCTGGAACATCGTGTGGAGAAAATAATGTAATATGTTCTCCAGCTAATAGTCTTTCGTACATAGTTTTATTGAGTTGTATAGAATAATCTAATTTCCTCACTCTATTATCCTCTGTACCTTTATTATTTTTCAAAACTAAGATGTCTTCAATTTCTTGATGCCATAAAGGAAAATGCACTGTTGCACTACCGCCACGCACCCCATTTTGTGTACAACATCTTACAGTAGCTTCAAACTTTTTTAGAAAAGGCACTACGCCGGTATGTGCAACTTCGCCACCTCTAATCTTGCTGTTCACACCTCTAATTCTACCAGCGTTTATACCTATACCCGCTCTTTGTGCAATATACTTTCCAATAGCCATATCTGAAGAAAAAATACTATCTAAAGTATC